ATGCAGAGAGTAACTTCATATCCGTGGTCGTTAAGAAAAATATTTGTCTTTTTCCTTTGCTTTATTCTGCCTCCTATCGGTGCCATTTACATTTTGATGAATAGAGAGGCGCTACAAAAGAGAGACTACATTTTATATTTATTATTTGCTGCTATTAATATATCGCTTTGGTTATCATTGATGATTTTTGATAGGAGTATGTGGATGGTAGCGGGGCATGATGTGCTTGGTGTAATTGTTATTATTTTTTCGAATATGAATAAGAGCTAACCCAGCAATCTTAAAGTTGCTGGGTTTTATTTTGCTATTTATAATGAAGAAACAAATTTTTAATAGAGGGTAGTGATGTTATGAGATGGAAAGCAGGAACGTTTGAAAAAATAGAAACGAATGACTCATCTGTTGAGAAAATTATAAACACGTTTAAGGAACAAAACTTAAATGGTGGCGCAATAATAAGCTGTTTTAAAGTACATAACGAAAATTTTTTCAAAGAAATACCACATTCGAAAGATGGATACGAGCACTTCTTTAGAAGAATCTTCAACTCTTTAGATATAATACATAACTTAGAAGAGTTAAAAATACATACATCAGAAAAATATAAATTTCATTTTAAAGAACATCTGGTAGTCATGCTTGATGGTAGCATTGCCGCTCAAATTTTGTGGGGCGGAGCATATGAAGGATTTAAGGAACGACCAGTTATCGCAAAACAATTAGCGGTCAATGTATGTCAATATATGTTCCAAGATCGATACGAAGATATTAAAGTGTTCGAAAGCTATCGCCCTTGGACAGATTGGTTTTACGATGTTGCGTGGGATGCTACTTGGATGGTGTTAGATAGTAAGGAGCATAAAATGTGGTTAGTTTGTGCTACGGATACGGATTGATAGAAGAGGGGGCTTTGTAGAAATGCTACAAGGCCCTTTATCTTTTGGGAATGAATAGAAAACGAATCATATAAATGCTATACTAAAAAATGTTTGTAATGTCAGTTTCATACTATTGTATAATGCTGACTTACTAGAAAAGATAAGAGGAGAATGAACGTGAAAAAGATACAGAAATTATTGCTGTTAATGATGGTAGTAGGATTAACAGTAGGTGTTTTAGCAGGGTGTGCAAATCCGAAAGATACTACAGAAGAATTTTTAACAGCGATACAAAAAGGTGATGTAGAAAAGGCTCGTACATTTGTTGAGAGTGACAAGGAATTTAATAAACTAAATGAAAAAACAGATGATGCTGAGGCAAAAGCAATGCTGAGTGCAATTACGAAAAACTTTAAATTTGAAAAGCCAGAAGAAGTGTCGAAAAAGGATGACAAAGCAGAAGTGAAAGTGAAAATTACATCTGCTGATCTATCCGTTGCTGTAACAAAAGCAGTGGGAGAAGTTATGCCAATGGCCTTCGCTAGTGCTTTTAGTGAAGACAAAGAACAATCTGAAAAAGCAATCGAAAAAACAATGACATCAACTATCGTCAAAAACTTAGCGGATAAAGATGCAGCAATGGCAACTCGCGAAGTTACATTGAACTTAAAGAAAAACAAAGATGGCGACTATAAAATCGTTGCTGATGATAACTTGAAAGAAGTATTATTTGCCAATGCGAAGTCTTTGGAGAAGATGTTTGGTGGGAAGTGATTTAGTTCTTGTAAAAGAGCGATATTCACAAAACGTTAGAGTAAGAATTTGAAAGTAGTTCAAAAAGATGCCAGCATTTGCTGGCATCTTTTTTTATGCAATCTATAAAAATGTGCTTATAACGAGCAATTATTAGTTGGTTATTTGCTTGTATATACTATGTTCCAATATTTATATTAACTATATGATGTTAATAACCAGACAAAGCAAAAATTTTTAGTATAGAGGGATAGGGGCTTACTACATGGAGGGTGTATAAGGTTGGTCATAAAAGCTATTCAAGATGGGAAAGAAGTTAGATGGAATAGTAGACGGGAAATCTTACATTTTGTAAGTTATAAATGTATTAAATATATGATATATTAATATAATAAATTCAATTGGAGGAATAAATTATGAAAATTGTAAAGTCAAAGAAGTTATGGATTACTTTAGCAGTAATCGTTGGATTAGTAATTTCATATTCAATTGGCGCTAGTGGAGCCAAGGTCGCTATCGAGAAAGAAAAGGTTACATATGAAGAGGCAAAAGTGAAAGCAGAAGAAAAAGAGAATGAATTAATTTACACGAAGAGCAAAGTCAAAGAAGGTATTGATGCAGAGCAAAAGAAGCTTGATGATAAAAAAGTTGAAGTAGAAGAGACTTTGGCTCTAGTAGCTAATAAGAATCAATTAACATCAGAAGTTGATAAGTTGGGCAAAGATGTAGAGGCTAAGAAGGGTGAAGTAGGTAAATTAGATGGGGATATCCAAGCTAAGAATAGTGAACTACAGAAGCTTACAGAAGGCGTTAAAGCTAAGCAGGAAGAGCCTAGAATGTTAGGTGCAGGTGAATACATCGTGGGCAAAGATATTCCGGCGGGTCGTTATAAGGCTGCGGCAGTAGGTCGTGGTAGTAACTTTGTTGTATTCGATAGCAAGAGTGGTTCAGCAACAGTAAATACCATTCTGGGTAATAGTTCAGTAGATCGTGGGGATTATACTTTCTTCGCTGGTAGTGGTGATATTATCAAGACAGCAGAGCAAGTTAAACTTATTCCAGTTGAATAAGTTTAAAGAAATACTGGAAAGAAGGAGTTAGAAAGCCTCCTAAAGCAATTACAAGAAGCTAAAGCTAAGAGCATCGACCACAAGTGCAGTCATCTTTGTGAGTAGCGTAGGCTTCATAAGATTAATAAATAATAAGATAGACAACAAGAGTAAATACAATCATGAAAAAATGGATAATTTGGGCGGTAATTTTTTATATACATTCGGCGGTACTGCTATATAAGGGAATTGACAAAATCGAAGGGTATTATATGGCTAGTGAATACAGTGAGTTAAATAAACACGTTTATGTGGGGGGAGACGCATATAACTACATTATTAACTCGAATCTACTTACAGTGTTCTTTGTACTTAGCGCAGAATTCTTTATCGCGGGGACTCTTTTAATCGCTACTGGATCGATTATCAAGGCTCTTAAGGAAAAAAAGTGGCATAAGCGGTTGAATTACCATATAAAAATAGCGATTTACCAACTGGTAGATCGCTATTTTTACGATATGACCCCGGAGAGGCTCGAACTCACGACCTCCACCCTGTCAAGGTTATAAAGTTTTGCTGATTATAACAGATTGAAAGTGAGGAACGTTGATATAAAGAGATTTTTGATTAATGATAAAGGAAATAGAATGATGCTAAACGCCCCATAATTGCAAGGTTCTGCCCCATTTCTGCCCCACAAAAAATAGAAGAAATCCTTTGATACCAATGACTTATGAACAAGTAAAGGGCAATTACAACGAAAAAATTAGGATGCTTCTGAATAAACATCCTAATTTGTCTTATTTAACATATTATTTGGTGTAATTAATGCATCTAATTTATTTGATGCTCCTTGATCAGCAGATTGTAGAGAGTGAGTATAAATATCAATAGTTGTATTAATTCTTGAATGACCTAAGCGACTGGAGATAACTTTCATATTTTCACCGGCTTCTAAAAGTAGGGTGGCAGATGTATGCCTTAGTCCATGAAAATTCACATGTCTTAGTCCATGTTTAGCGGTGAATTTACTCCACTTCTTTGTAATATGGCTCGGATATAGTGGCTTTCCATGCCATGATGTAAAGATAAAGGAATATTCTCCACCTTCCCATATTTCCGCACATGATAATCTATTTTCATTCCAGGTATGTTTATATCGAAGAAGTTTATTTAATAGGGATAATGGTATTGAAATGGTTCTTTTTGATGTTCTTGTTTTAGGTTCTTTTATATGGTAATGGCTATTAGCATAAGATACAGACTGTCTAACTGTAGCAGTACTATTATCAAAATCGATATCTTTCCATTCTAATCCTAATAGTTCCCCGCGTCTAAAACCTGTCATAATTGCCAATTGAAAAAGGATTTGATACATTTCTTCCTCTTGATCTAATAGGTTCATTATATGGCGGGTTTCCTCTAAATTATATGGTTCTTTTACTTCTGCAATTTCTTTAAACTTCTTCAGTTTTTCAGCTGGATTCTTTTTTATTAATTGCCATTCCTCAGCACGTTTGAAAATATTCTTTAAAACTCGGATAGCGTAATTGATTGTACCAGCTGATAGATTACCTTCTTTTCCATCTTTGCGAGGGCTGTTTTTAAGGTTATCAGCAAAAGTTATTAAGTGCATTGGTTTAATATCTTCCAACTTCATGTTTCCGAGGGTAGGAAGAATACGCAGTTTCAAATGATAACAATAAGTTTCATATGTTTGAGGTGATAGGGCATCAATTGCATATTTCTTTTTCCATTCTTCAATAAAATCCTTAAATAACATCTTCTCAGGCTTAATATATTCCCCAGCTTCTATTTCAGTAATAAAAGCAGCAAGCTCTTTTTGTGCCTCACGTTTGTTCTTCGCTTTTGCTTTCCTCGACACTCTTAATGGATTGCCTTTTTCATTGTATCCAGTTACTACACGCATACGATAGCCGTCACCGTGTTTTTCGAGTGTACCTTTCATAGAAATTCACCTCTCATTATGTTAAACAACCACTACTAGCTGGGGGCAGGGGAGGATGTTGGTTTGAATATCTCTTATTATTAATAGACAGATAGATACCTGAGAGCGGGAAATTAATTTAAGCGCAAATCATTAGAAATTTTTCGTAAATCACGTCTGGCTTTTATAAGTACATCTATAGCTTTTTCATATGCCTCTGCACTTAAATCATCAAAGATTAGTTCTGCTGATTTTATAGCAGCCGGATAGATTTTCATTCCCCCTTGCCCCCCCAAACTTGGAAGTTTAGCTATTTTTCGGGGATCTTCATATTTTTTATTTAATTCGTTTTGTAAACTGATAATATCCCTAGCAATTTTATCTATTATTCCTCGGTCAGTGTTCCCTATTCCTGCTAGATTGGCTACAGCCTGTTTTATCAAATTTTGTAAATCACTTTCATCGCCAACCACATGATTAGCATATTTTATTCGTTTGATTTCACTTTGAATTTCTTCAATACTGTAACCAGTGTTTTTTTCCCATATATCCCAACCATCAGGGTCATTTGTTTCTTCTGTTAAATATTCAACAGGGACAGTTAAAATTTGAGAAATTTCTAATAACATATTTTCGTCTGGGATGCGGCTTCCTTTTTCATAATAGCTGACTGCTTGTTGTGTGATATTCAATTTTTCAGCTAATTCTTTTTGGCTAATACCTTTTCTTTGACGGGCTATTTTTATGCGTTTCAAATAAATCCCCTCCTATCTCAAAATCATTTTAACAAGAAAAACAAAATAATACAACGATGTTGTTGACACTACAACACCGTTGTGATAAATTATTTTTATACAACACTGTTGTAAGTGATAAAAGGAGCGGTGAAATCATGAAAGTAAATCAAGACATTAGAGATTTAATTTACACTAATCGTCTAAAAAATTGGCAAGTTGCAGAACAAGTTAGTATTTCAGATAGTCGTTTATCTGTATGGCTACGCACACCATTAAACGATGAACGCAAAGCACGAGTTTTAAAAGCGATAGATGAGTTAACAAAATAAGGAGGTCTAAAAATGGAACGATCTACACTTACGGCAAGAGAGGCAGCTATTTATCTGGGTGTGAGCATTGATTTAGTTTATAAGGAAAGTATTTATGGTTCTTTACCATGTGTAAGGATAGGGAAAAGAAAAATTTTTCGCAAGGAAGCACTTGATCGCTGGATGACTTCACAGGAATTGCGTTGTTTAGATGGCGGACTGAAAATAAATGTTAGATGTGACTTATAGCTTATAAGAACATTTAATGGTTGCTCAAAAAAAGAGAAACCAATAATTCAAAGAATCCTTTTTCCGAGAAATCAGAAAAACCTAAAGGTGGTAGACCTATCCAAGAATACATACTTCGATTGGGAATGGCAAAAGAAGTTGCATTAGACGAATATGAAATAAATGTAGATGAAAGTCTATGAGCGTTAGTTATTAATGAGTTAAGTAAATAGGGAGAGAAGAAAACGTGGATCAATTAACAGTAGCAGTAAATGAAGAAGCAATAGTTACAAATTTAGAAAACGCAAAAAATGCTTCTTATGAAGAAAGTAATTTAAGAGAAATTGTAGATGAATGGTAGCAACGTGAATTCGAAAACAATCGAGGTGAATACATATGAACGGAGTATTATCAGCTAATAATTTAATGATAACTGCTGAAATAAGTGAAAACAGTGTGAGAGATAAATTACATACCATTGTAGAAAAAGCGGAGAACGGTGATCTGGAAGCGATCAAAGTTTTAGAAGAAATTAACCGAATGTTAAAGCAAGTATGATAGTTCCTTTTAAAAACATTATTCAGCATCAAGGAGGTGAGAAAGTGTTATCTACTATAACATCACATAAAGAAAAAATAGAGCTTAAATATGACAGGTTAATAGATATAACTAATTTTAAATCACTTACCAACACAAATGCTATTAACCAAAAGATAGCATACGGAGAGTTTTTAAATAGGATAAGCGACCCTATGATAACCAATGAGAAAGGCAATGCAGGTGGTTTTATAGGTGGATATGTTCAAAATCGTAGGAATAAAGCCAATGTAAAAAGCAGAAGCATTATATTAATCGATATAGATGAAGTGCCAGAAGGTGTAAATGTATGGGAGAACATTGAGGGTTTCACAAATTTTGCGATTGCTATGTATTCAACACACAATCATACAAAAGAGAATCCACGTTACAGGGTTATCATACCTTTGCATCATGATATTGAGCCGGATCACTACAAAGAAGTCACACGATATTTAGTGGATATTCTCCAAGTGTGGATAGATGAGACTTCATGTGAATTTGAGCGACACATGCACTATCCGACTTGTAGTAACCTTGATAATTATGAATTTTATTATCAAGACTTCCCTTTCTTTGATGCTAGTTTCATTACAAAACAACATGAAGAAATCAAGACCTTTAAAAATAATGAAAAAGCGGATCCACGCACAAAACAAAACTGGATTGGGGCATGGACAAATATTCATTCGATAACGGATGTTTTGGACAACTTCTTATCAGATAAATATGAGCCATTTAGAAACAATAGATATACCTATGTCGATGGCAGCACTAAAGGTGGATTAATTATTTATGATGGTGGTTTACATGCTCATAGCAATCATTCAACAGACCCTATAAGCGGTAAAAACGTAAACAGTTTTGACTTATATAGGCTACATAAATTTAGCCATTTGGATAATGGTATGGGAGATATGAAGGACAAGCCTAGTTATAAAGCCATGATTGAGCATTGTAAGAAAGATGAAAAGGTTAGGGAATATTACGAGAAACATATAAATTTTGAAGTCAAAATTAACGGCTCACCAGTGATAGACCTAAAAAAAGAATTACAAGGTAGGTATTTCGAAGAATTAGACCGATTAGAACAAGAATGGGAAGCGAACGGAAAAAAAGGAAGGAAGCCAATTACTATTAGCCCTGCAAGGTGTTCAGTAATTCTACCTGAATACATTAGCTTTATTTTGTTTGACCTTGAAGAAAATACCCGTCTAGCAATGTATTTACCCGAAGAAGGGATTTATACCCAAAACGCAACTGTGATTAAAAGGGTTATATCATGGTTAGAACCAAAATTAAACAACATGAAAGCCGAGGAAGTCATTTACCATTTAACAAATACGGCGGAAGTTAAGGGAAAAACAAATTCAAGATACTTAATACCAGTTCAAAACGGTGTATTTAATTTAAAAACCAAGACACTAGAACCATTTACCGCCGATTATGTTTTCACCACCAAGATTGCCACACCTTATTATGAAAACCCTGTTAACCCTGTTATAGATGGTTGGGATGTAGTTAGCTGGGTGAAATCAATAGCGTGTGGAGATTTAGAAATCGAAAATCTTTTATGGCAAGTAATGAATGATGCGCTTAATGGTAATTACTCGCGTAGGAAAGCCATTTTCCTTATAGGTGAAGGGAATAATGGTAAGGGAACATTTCAAGAATTGATTATGAATCTAATTGGTATTAAAAATATAGCCACATTAAAAGTAAATGAATTTGATGAACGATTCAGATTGAGCGTTCTTGAAGGGAAAACAGCGGTTATAGGTGATGATGTACCAGCCAATGTATATATAGATGATTCTTCCAATTTTAACAGTGTTGTAACTGGTGACATGGTTTCAGTCGAATTTAAAAACAGGCCTATATATAACACAGTTTTTAGATGTAGTGTCATTCAATCAACAAATGGTATGCCAAAATTTAAGAACAAAACAAACGGAACGATAAGAAGGATTGTAATCGTACCATTTAAGGCAGATTTTAACGGCAAAGCGGAGAATTTCAAAATCAAGGATGAATATATCAAAAATGAACAAGTGTTGCAATTTGTCTTATATAAAGCTATTAACATGGACTTTGAAAAATTCGATATTCCGAAAGTTTCCTTGCAAGAATTGGAGGTATTCAAGCAGGATAATGACCCAGTACTTGATTTTAAACTATCTGTTTTTGATGAATGGGGAATACAGGAAGTACCGAAATATATAGTTTACGGATTTTATAAGAATTTTTGCCATGAAAATGGTTATAAACATTTGGCAGATAGACAATTCCATAAACAATTTAAAACGTATTTAGGTGATGGGTGGGAAGATTCACAGAAAAAATTCCGATATGAAAGTCTTATAAAATATGTCGGAGATTTGGATAAGATGAATTTAGGGTTTGGGTTTCCCGATAAATCTAAACCATATAAGGCATATAAGAATAGTTCATTTAAGGTTGTATAGCGGTAACCGAGTAACTGAAAAGTAACCGAGATTTATTTTTCGGTTACCGTGTTAAAGCCTAGAGCCACAAGGGTTATAACTATTTGGTAACCGAGTAACCGAAAAATATTATATTTTTATGTAAAAAAATATATAAGAGAGTATATAAAAAATACAGGGTAAGTAAAAAAGTTCGGTTACCAGATACCGGGTATGTGAAAAACGTTGGGAGAGTAAGGTGGAAGGCGGTAACCGAGATATGCAGTTTCAGTTACCTTTTCGGTTACCAACTAAACAAAATGAAAGAAGGTGAGTAAATGGCAATTAGAAAAGCTCCAATCGTATTAGCAATTGAACGTGATGAAAAAGGAAATCTTAGTACATGGTGTCAATACTGTAGAAAGTTTCATCATCACGGAACAGGTGAAGGGCACAGGGATGCACATTGTTTTGAGGAAGATAGTCCATATATTCGTACAGGCTATGTTCTTAAGAAGATGAAACTATCGGGTAAAGAGATCGTTACAAATAGTGAGTCTAAGTAGGTGAAGGTAATTGGTTTGCCTTAAAGATTATCAAATGTTAGAAGAAGAGATCACTTATTTGGAATACAAGTTAAATAGAATACATGCTGAATTAAAACGTCAGAGTAAATGGGGTAAAGATATATTATCAATTAATACAGGCAATGAAGAAACAGAAAAGATACTGGATCAACTTAAGAAGAAGCTCACATTTAAGAAAGAACAATTGCAACAGCTCGTTGACTTAGTGAGTAATTTCAAAAACTTAGAACAACAGATACTTAAGCTGAAATATATTGATGGAATGACGTTAGAAGGAATAGGAACCAAATTAAATTACAGTACGCATTATATTAAAGTGAAACATGCTGAGATTTTGAGAAGAATCAAGTTTGCTGAGAGATAAAAGGTAAGAGGATAGAGAACTGTGGAAGGAAAATAAAATATTTTAAAAGCTATTTAATTAATTAAACAAGAATTGAATTGTTCATTTGTAAACAAAAATTAAAAATGATTTTTTATATAACACCCCCCCTATCTTATATATGAACGTTTTTTGGGGGAGGGCTGGCAACGCGGTGGGGAGATTTGTCTTTTTATTTTTTGCTTTTCGCGCGCAGAAAATAGAAAAAAGGCCTAAAAAAGATGCTTTCCTATTTTTTTAGGAAAACATTTATGTTTTTAATCGGTAAATTAAATTGTTACTTATGAACCTATAAACCGCATGAAATCAACGTTTGTTTCGTTAAATTTAGATTATCACAACTCAAATATACACGTCAAATAGTGATTTTCATTTAAAAAAATAATAAAACAAGTGATGAAAGGGTGATGAAAGTATGATTTCAAATGAAGACAAAAAACAAACAGCTTATGAAATGTATAAAAGCGGTAAATACTCGTTTAAAGAAATCGCAGTAGAATTAGAAGTCAAAGAGAGTACGCTAAACAATTGGCGTCACCGTTACAAGTGGGTAGAACTATCCGCAAATGTAGATCGTCAAAAGCTTTATGATTTACTGATGTCTAAATTGAAAGATAAAGGTCTAGAAACCGAAATGCAATTCGTAGACATGGTGAATACGTACATGAAATTTTTCGATATCAAAAACAAATTGATTGAAGATATTGAAGAACGCGGCGTATCTGTAATGGGTGTAACGGGATCAGTCAAAAAGAATGATTCTATTTCAGAATTAACAAAAGTTATCACGTCTATGTCAAAGTTGCTGGAGTTTTTAGGTATCAACATTGAAGAAGCTGAAGACGATGAAGAACTTGATATATAAATAATAATATAACAGGAGGTCATGAAAACATGGCACATTTAGAAAATAGTTTAAAATTGAAAGAATTATTTTATCAACGAATCAAAACAGAAGAAAGAAGCCTTCCAACCTTGGAAAAACTTAAATTAGCTCGCGAATGCCAAAGAAACGTTGCATCACGCGATGAATATAACCATATTACAAAGATCGTTGAAGGACTAGAAAAAGAGTATGAAGCCGAAAGGAAATTCGGTTACACTCCAACTGTTATTTTTAGCAAAGAAGACAAAGACCAAGCCGCGAAAGTTATCAAGAAAGATATCGCAGCAATGGACAAGCGGTATATCGAGTTATACAAACGAAAAGATGACTTAGAAACGTCTATTGCTGATGAAGTTGCCGCTATTAATGTAGAACTAAATGAAATGCATGAAGCTCACAGAAAGTTAATGCATTGTAACGTGCTTTACGGAAGTTATTACCGCGAACTATATGAAATGGTTACTTCTACGAAATCGGGGGTATTACGATAATGATTACACTATATGAAAAGATTCTATCGGCACGAGAAAGAAAACATGCTTATCATACTTATGATATTGAACTAACGCCGCTAACAGATGCAGGGAAAGTATTATTCGGTCGGATGGACTTATTAAAGGAAGAAAGGGACGGACAAGTTGAAAACTGGTTAAAGAATGCTTTATCACGTAACAAAAGCAACTTCAAACCTAATGACAAATATACTTTTTACTATGATGATCCGAACGAATCAGAAGATCAGCGAGTAAATGAAGTGTTACGTTATGTAGAAAACAAGATTTATAGAAAATGGGAAACAAGTACAAAATGGGGTAATTTAAAATCTCCTATACTTGGAGTCGACTATTCAGTGAAGATTGAAAAGAGAGTTGATGTTCTGGACACGCCGAAAAAGAGTGACAAACAAAAAGTGCTTAAAAATCCAGCTATTGCAGCCGAGGGAAAAGAAGTAAACGAAACGTTAGTAATTGAAGGTTAACACTTGAGCCCTTTTATCCAGGGTTCTTTTCCATTTAAAATCGAAAATATGAAAAATGGATTCTCAGTTTGTTCTGTATGCTATTTTGTGTAACTGTCTAATGGGGTTTTATACATAAATGGTGAATGGCACGAAATAAAGAGGGATAAGCGTGTTAGGAAGAAAGTTACTGATGTATTAACTATATACAATTAATATAATTCGAAATGCTCGAAAATAAGTTTATGAAAGGCGTTTGACAAAATGAAAAAACAGTTTTATAGCAATCAATTAATTAGGAAAGTGAATGCACTAGCTAAAGAAAGGGATAAAGTGTTCATTGCTAAAAGTGGCGGCAAAACGAATGCAAAGAATATCGTTACACAAATGGCAGGACAATCACCTATTATGAAGGGCCTTAGTTCACTTGTTAACCTAAATGGCCCGGAAAAAGCAGCGGAAATGTACAAGGAGTTCTTTAATAGTCCTTATATGTTCAGAGGTAACTTTTAATGGATATCCTAGAGCGTGTACGAGCAATTCTCAGAAAGCCGAGCGAAAAGAGACAGGAAGCCATTGCGGTGGCAGAAGCGAAGAAAGACGCGGAAGCGAAAACGGAATTAGAGGAATGTATGCAGATGTCTAAACGGTTAAATTCTAATATAAACTTATCAACTCCTTTTCAATAACGTAAAAAGCCACTATTTTTAAAAAGGACGGTGGAGTAAGTTACATGTTACTAGGATTTCCACTTGATTGCACAGATGCAGTAAAAGGCTCGGTAGATACAGTAGCAGTATTTTACTTTGGTGACTTTTCATTCTTCGTTATTCAAGAAAATTCAGAGGGATTGGAAATTGAAATTATGAAGGAAATGTATACGAATGTTAATGAAGTAGGATTGAAATTATACAACCTTCTTGATAGGAAGCTAAGCTATTCAGAGGTAGAACCAATTATGTACCGTTTGGAGATTAAGTAATTAATTATGAAAAGCAACTTGTCGTATAAAATGGCACGTTGCTTTTTTGATTTTGATGGTGATAAGTAGCTATTTGATGGAGATTTTGTAGTGAAAATGTATTTTTAGATTTTAATTAATTGTAAATTTTTCTGTTTTTTTCACAGGAATAAAAAAAACAGTGTAGAATAGCTTATAATATAGTTAAGAAGTGAGTATAATATCTTTATTTTTTGTTAAATCTAGTTACAAAACATTGTGTATCTTTTTGTTTTGTAGTAAAATTATCCAAGTTGTTTAAAACGGGGGATTAATTATGAATATCAGAGAATGGTTTGGTTACAATAAGGATTTTATTGTTTCAACACAAACGGACAAGTATCTGGATAAATTATTTGTTATTTATGCTAAGGCACTAAAAGAATATTTTTCTGTAAAAGATGCCAGCAATTTAGATGAGCTATTACATAATGTGAAGAAAAGTAACTTAACAAAAGGACAACAATTATTTTTAAGTTGGTTTGAGGAAAAAGGAATAAATCAATTACGTATATTCGTTTCTAAAACTATTCCTAATGATGAAACGTTGCTTGCGACATTAGATTATGAAATTTATATGATGGAAGAAGAAATGGATTTTGATTATCCAGAAGATATAGTATCAACTCTTATGAATATTACAACATTACTTCCGGAAATTATAAATCCGATTTTAGAGAATGCTTCTACACAGGAAGAATTTGTTGTTAGAACAAGTGAAAAAGGTATCGCAATAGGGAGTAAATATCACAGTGATAGGAACCAGAATCAGTATTATGGTAGTTCCTATTTCTCCCAAAAAGGTGTATACTCAAATAAAAGATATGGAGGATCTGCTAAAAGGCAGGTTCTTTTTTTAATGATTATGGAGGTATATTATGGGAACTATGGAATACTATAAACTTATTAGAAATAGCGTGCAACTTCAGGATGTCAGATTAATTTCAATGGAATGTCGTAACCTTATTTCAGATTCAAATGAAGGTGAACGTGAAGTTACGGTTCGAGTAAAAAGGAGTGTAGAACTTCTAGATGAACAATGTGCAGAAATTATGATGCAAGCATGGGTTGGATTTGAAAATCAAGATGGACCATTTGAATTTCAAATAACTTACGGTGGTCTCTGTGTGAGTGATGAAGGTTTACCTGAAGAAGATTTTAAAGAATATGCATATAATCAAGTAGTACCATTGCTTTTACCATATGTTAGAGAATGTGTTTCTAGTACTATGGCTCGAATGAATATGCCTATTTTCTATTTACCAACTTTAGATGTACTAGAAACACTAAAAGCAAATGAGATAGTGGAGTAATAGAGGGGGAAGAGACATGGCAAAAGGAAACCCCAATCTAATTACGTTTACTAGGAAAGATTTTTCTATCTCATCATACATAGAGGGTGTTTGTAAGGAAATAGCTGACCATTTTAAAGTGCAAAGAAGGTACGTACGTCAATTCTGTACTTTAATTAGGGGTTCTCGCTCTTGGGATATGGAGAATATGGATGAAAAATTAGATGGATGGTCAAAGAAAATGGAATGTGTACCTGAATCGGCAAATTTTGTAAGATTAATAAAGAAAGCATTTAAAATTTGCCAAAATGCTGATGATATAAAGCATTTAAGAGGTGGTATGGTAGAAGCGCTAGTGATAGGATCATGTGGTGGTTCTAGTATATTAGAAAGTGATCAATATGGTTGGGGTGCATCAGTAACAATAAATAAAGAAGATTCTTATACAGTAAGATATAGTTGTTCTGAGCGAAAATCAGAGGAGTGCGCCAATCGACTTACAGTAGATGTTGGGCATTGGAATGGCTATCATGGTCGATTTTATGAGTGTAAGGTAAATCCAGTTGCTGTAGGGTGTAAAGAGAATAAATACATGATTACATTGGATGAATGCTTAAAAAATAACAGTATTAGCCATGAAATGTTTTTTGTGTGTGCCGAGCCTCATGAGAGAGTGAAAATGATATTAGAGGAAAAGGGTATTGAAAAACAATTTAAGCCACTGGGTTATGACACTTTGTTTGCATAAATAAAGTTATTTTGTGGATTATTTTGGTAGTTTCTAATATGGAATCTAAAAAGATCTATCATTTTGTTGATATTTTCCTTTATTAAAAACAGCCGTTTCAAGTATTGACTTGAGAAGGCTGTTTTTTTATTGGTATCCTTAATTAATTCACGAATTTTAGTCTTTGAAGCTTTCTATAAATTGTAAAACATCATAAAGGCGATACATTTTAACATCAGGCCGTTTTTCTCTCAATTCAGCAGTTCCTAATTTTGATTCATCAATTTTAAAAATGAATGACTTGGCTTTTTTTGCTTGTGAGGCATAAATACGTCCTCCATGTTCTTCCACAAAAGATTCAACTTCTTTTACTTTCTTTTCTAATTCTTCAAAAGGGTCTCCAACCTTAAAATCAAATACTTCTAAAATTGCATTTTCGCTCACTCCTCGATGAATAAAATGAGTGGCTAATAAGTCTTCAAGTGTTACTTTATCATACTGGGGTAAATTCATTGTTTCTTTTTTGGGTAATGAATCCACAATGAGTGATTCTGCTATTTGATAAACTTCACTTTTCCAATTCCTTTTAGATAAATCTACGTTTCGGTATAATTCCTCTTCCGAATAACCGAGTCTTTTTTCAACTAACCAATAAATGTTTGGTATACTAAATGGAGTTATACGGTTTATTAATGTATTCCCCTCAAAAAAGCGTTGTATGGCTAATTCACTTTCTTTGTCTAAAGATTCTTCTTCAGACAAGTTGCTATACACTATTCTGGTATCAATAGATAGTTTTTCTTGTATATTTTTGAATATCTCATCTCTATTTTTATCCTTATATCTTTTTGATCTACCCTTACCTACGTAAAATACTTCATTAGTACTCGTAACGAACCATTCATAAACATAATAATCATTGTGCTCTTTCCCAGTTGGTGAGCTTTCTCCCATTGTTGAGGTAATTCCTAATTTAGATTCCATATTGTAGGGTGTTTCGTCTAAGGTTTCTGTTTGCTTCTTTACATCATTTCTTTTAAATAGAATTTTAAAGAGACTCATATTAATCCTCCAACTATTTGTGTTAGTAAATGTTTCCTATTCTATTCTACTAACAAGTATAGTTATTTCATAGATGTTAATAAAAGTGTATATTTATTTTTCACACATAAAGTCATCTCTAAAGTAGAGCTTGTCTATTAAATATTTTTTGAAGGTATCAAAGCATCTCAAAGTGAATTTATCCATATTCCAAATGTAGGTGATTTGATATGTATTAAAGGTTATGTAAATAAAGTAAATCGTAGAGAATTTGTTTATTTAGATAACCTTTATGTGTATTTAAAAGTATTATTTTGGTGTAAGGAATTAAATAAGTAAAGGTTATGAAAGTATTCCATACGGAGTGCTTTTTATTAAATGAAGATTGTATGGGGGTATGAATTAAAGCGAAATAATATTTATTTTAAAGTTAAATGAAAAAAGCACCCATAATGGATGCTCTTTCCGATATGGTGATTTTATTTTGAAGAGTCTTTTCTTGTTTTCATTTTTGAATACTTTAAATATACCTTTGATGAAAAATCACATACGTAAAAGGTTCCATTTTCCTCTTTGTATTTTTCGTGGAGGACACTTCTTTTATCATCGATAATAAAATTATGTATTAATTGTAACTCTTTTATTTTTTCTTCGCTTAAGCTTTCTACAAGATATTGTGTTTGATGTCTATCTCTCAGTTGTTGATTTAAATATTTATAAAAGAAGCTCATAAATAATGGGAGAAAGATAGCGATTAATATAAAAGTATTTTTTGAAGTTTGAAAGAGACCAATATCAATTTTGATATTGAAAAGGACCCAATAAATGAACATAAAATTAATCATGTTAAGTAGGCCGACATATCTAGTAATTCTACAGAATAGATTATTTTTATTAGGTTTAATGAAGGGAAGGGTGGCTGTTATTATTAAGAGTATTAAAAATATCAAAGAAAATAAGAGCGCACTCACTTGATATAATGTTTTAAAAATGAAAGAATAGTCAATTGGTACATTAGGTATAAAAATTTTAAAATAAAGTGCAGGGAGAATAAATACACATATTGCGGCAAGGACTATATCTTGCCAAAACATAAAAATATCCATCTGCTTACGTTTAGTTTTGTCCTTAAATAATTGATCGAATTCATTGGTAGTGGAAGATTCCATGTAGAATGAACCAAATCCTTTTATAATCCCCCATACCCCTACTACTGCACCTACAATTTTAGCTATATCAACAACTTCAGTAAATGACATATAACTTATATATCCTCCTTTGAGAATTTTTGTTTAATATTCCAACTGAACCATTATATCACAATTTAATTATGTTATTGATGCTTGCCATACATCCATTCATTATCGAAATGGAATTTGTTCCACAAGTTATTTGCGTAACTTATTATTTTGTAAAGGTATTAACATACCTCTAAGCGAACCTGTTCATATTCTAACTGAAAGGGTGAGTAAATGATAATTAGAGAAGGTATTGAAGTGACAAGAATAACCTTAGATGGTTATGAATTACCGATTCCAGAAGGTTTTTCTGAGTTTTTACTTCGAGCTGGATATTGGAGATACGGTGAAGAAATAGAATCGTCAGTTGATGAAGAATTTCTAGCGCAGTATGAAAGAAAAACTGTTTTGGAAGATGGAGTTTTATCTACTACATTCACTTATAAGGGAGATCAAAAGAAAAGATGTAAAAAATATTCAAAGTAAAACTTATCCGTATCGAAAATGAAAGGTGAGTTGCTCTTATGGAAAGAAAGAACTGTGTTAGACAATCCACCAAGTGAAGAAACCAAGTTGAAAATGGTTGAATTTTTAATGAAAACAATGGTTCCTCGTATATTGGCTGCTCGTAAAGCTGACGAGGAAGTTAAAAAGAAAATAGGTGAATTGGATGGAGAAGTGATTTACATCCAAGTGTGAGCATTATGTTTAGAGGTAAAGAATATGGCATAACTCGTATTGATGATTTTGAAGGATATAAACAAGATTTAACAATTTACGCTTATGCGCTTAATTAAGAGAAGACACTAATGAAGAGTTTGCGATAATGAGAGCAATATAAAAAGGACGGGATAATTCGTCCTTTTCAAAACAAAGCCTCTTCGTTTCTTCTTACCTCAATAAGGAATGGTGTAATTAGCATAACTAAAATAGGGTAGATAATTAATGAAGGAACAGATATTGTCATTGGGATCTGGAAGGCAGTCAAAATTACAAATAAAATGGGGAAAAGTGCCACTAATAGAAATAACCTCTTTTTCGACTTGGCAGTAAAAAATAATTCATGGTTACAGTGTTGGCATTGTAAAGGATCTCTCTTTACAATCATTGTTTGCTTAAATGTGTGTATCCAAGAAAGTTTATGGTTACAATTCATGCATCTGGGTAGCTTCATTGTCGTTCACCTCCTCATAGTTTTAATTTTACCATAATTATCCTTTTGTCTCTATCTTCATTAGCAACAATTTTCAGGGAAGAGTTTAAATAAAAAAGTGAACGAGTATGAAAAATATTCGTTCACTTTTATTTTATTTCTTTATAAATGTAGTTCATAATCCCCGTCAATACTGTTTGGATCTCCAAATGTTTCTTCATATAGACTAACCGCTTTTGTAAAACCGTTCTTTAATGCAAAGCGGTAACCTTCTTCAGTTATAACTTCCTGTAATACTAATCGTTCGAAGCCTTTTTCTTTCGCAAATGTCTTAAACCATTCAAGAACAATACTTCCTTTTCCTTGATTACTTGGTGTAATGCTTATAGCAGCAATTGCTAAGTATGGTTTTGGGAAAAACTCACTTCTAAGGTTAATGGTGACCTTGGATTCTTTAGAAGAAATGTGTAAAGTATATTTAGAAAATCCTTCAAATAATTCTATCTCGTCTTGTATTAATTCTTCTAATAACAATTTTAATGTTTGAAATTCATGTATATGAAGAGGGATTTTGATGAAGTTTTCTTTCAA